AGCTAAAAGCAATTGGAGTAATTGAACTAAACGAGGAAATTGAAATCTCTGACGTTAAGACCGAGATGATTTTAACTCCAATTGCTTGGGTTGTTAAGGCAAAACAACTAACAAGTTTTAATGGAGGTGCGAATCCCGAGGATGACGAAAGGTATAGAGAAAGGATTTGGCTAAGCCGAGAGAGAAGAACGACCGCCGGAAGCAGACTTATGTATGAGTTTTACGCAAAGAGCGCTGATGTAAGGGTTAAGGAAGTAAATGTTAAAAACGGTGGAGCCGGGATAGTTAAAGTTTGCTACCACGCTGATGAAAATATTACGGATATTGTAAAAAATTATTTAAACGCAGATGAGATAAGACCACTAACTGATAAGGTAGAAGTTGAAAAAGCTATTGTGAAAGAAATTTTAATTGAGGCTACACTGATTGCAAAAGACATAAGCCTTGTGGATTTAAAAGCGGTAAAAGCAAGATTTAAAGACTTTGAAGAGAAATTTAACGTATTTTTATCCGTTCCAAAAATTTACGACTTGCTTACGGATGAAAATATCGTAGATGTTGATTTAAAAAATCCTTTAAGTGCTATTAAAACGGAATTTAACGAAGTTTTAAAGTTTAGCTTTAACTTGGGGGTTAGCAGTGTTTCCTAATTATATAAGTGAGCTTTTAAAAGCTTATTTTGAGATGTCGTCTGAAGACAGGAAAAAAATACTTGATGAGAGATATTTTGATACTAACCCTTTAACCTGCCCGGTTGAGTATCTTCCATATTTAGCGCTTGAAGTTGGGGTAAATATTGATGGACTAAGTGAAAAAGAAGCAAGAATTGCAATAAATGAAGCAATAAATGCGTTAAATTACAAAGGAACTGCAAAAAGCTTTAAAAGCTCACTTAAACCTTATACCGATGCAAAAGTTAAAGAGTGGTATGAATATGACGGAAAGCCTTACTGTTTTAAAGCAGTGTTAAGTCCTACAAATGTTGATTTTAGCTTTAATGATGAGAATTTTAAAAGAATTAAAAATGTAATTAATGAAAATAAAAACGTAAGAAGTATCCTTGACGAATTCGAGTTTGATTTGACATTGAAAGAAGAATTAAAAACTTATGGCGGATTTACTTTTAAAGCTAAAATTAATAAAAACGCTCTGCTTGATTTAAAACCGAGTGAGAAAATTACGCTTAATGAAGCAAATATCTTTTATCTAAGCATTAATAAAAACTTGCAAAAAGACTTAAAACCTACCGAAAATTTAACTTTCACACAAGGAGCAATCAGCGATGTTAGCATTAATTCCACCTTGAGTTTGGATTTAGAACATACAAACAATAACACAATACAAGGAGCGGTAATATGGCGGGTTTAATGATGTTGCCCACAAGCGATGGGCTAAATCTACTAAAACAAAACATAAAAGAAAATTTAAAATATGCGGTTTTGCTTGATAGCGAAAAACAAGAGATTAAAAAATATGAGTTTTTTAGCATTTATTATGATAGAAACAGAGTATTAACGGCGCTTTTTGAAGTGCCTGTAGATGAAAACCTTACAACTCCTATGAAATATTTAAGGGTTGTAAATGAAAAAGACGCAGTAATTAGTGAGGGTGAGACTCCCGAAATTACTTTCGTAAAAGGTATAGGCGGAGTGCAGACAATTAAGTTTGCAGTTAGCGGAGAAGCAGGCGAGATTGTATTTAAGGCAAATGACTATATTACAAAGGTTGAATTTGATGAACTTTATTTGCCTGTTGTAACTGCCTTAACTACAAGAATTACACAGCTTGAAAACATATTAATTGAAAAAGGAGTAATTGATGGCTGATTTGGCTACTGAAATTGCGAATTTAAACGCACAAGCGGCAGAACTTTTAGCAAAATATAACGGAGCTTTTAAAAAACTTGATGAAGAAACTCAAAACAAAATCTTAGAACTTCAAGATAAAGCACAAGCACTACAAGCACAAATTGAAAGTTTAGGATTTAAGTTTGATGACAACGGAATTCTAGTAAAAGAAGATGGAAGCGAAATAAGTGTTGGGAATGCTTTGAAATTAGGCGGGAAGAGTTTGGAAGAAATTTTGTTAAGTTCAAAAGGTATTAAGCAAATTAAAGTTATCAATGATAATAATATTTATTCAACTTCTTCAGCAAGTTATGTAGAAGCATTTCAATTTAGTTTTGATAATCCTATTAATACAAATAGTGCCGTTTTTATACAAATTCAAGGTGCAATGTATAGAGAGCCTATTAACAACTGGGCTTCTGTGTTAACTATTAAAAGAGATGGAATTAACCTTGGAATACAATTAGTAGGAGATGAATATTTGCCAGATGGAGATAATTATGCAGTATTTAGATTGGGGCAACATTATCAGAACGCTTTTTCTTGCAGTTTAATTGATTATCCTAATCAAGAAAATCCAGTATATTCTTTACAGTTTGCTGACCATAGTGGTGGAGATAATGTTGTAACATATTTGGGATGTATGGGGAATAATGCTTATCAATTTGGTACACAGATTATTCTTTTGGAAATAGGAGGTTAGAATGATTGCAAAAGCAATAAATAAAATTATCCCTAATGCAAAGTTTGTTGTAAAAAATGATGAATTAATCTGGCTTGATGAAAGAAAAAAGCCATCTGATGAAGAAATTAAAGCAAAAATCAAAGAACTAGAAGCAGAAGAAGTAAAAAAACAAATAGAAAAAAGAGCAACTAAATTTGTAAAAAAGCAATTAGACGCACTTGACTACGACAACGAGGGAGAAGTAGCATTATATGCTGCAAATGAAAACAGCGAATGGCACGATGAAGCGGTAAAGCTTCAAGGTTGGATAGAAGAGGTTTATAAGAAAATGTATGAGTTAGAAGATAGCGTAACGGTTGATAATTACAAAGAGGTTAATCTTGATGAAATAGAAGCTGAATATCCAGCTTTTGAAGAATAAAAACTTTTAAGGAGAGGAAATGCCAGTAACAAGAGGAGTAGTAAGTAACTGGAGAGCAATAGGAGCAAGACCGGTTAGGGTTAGTGCAACCGAGCCGATAGCGGTTGTGTTGGTTAGCAATGAGGTTGAAGAAAATAAAACGTTTTACTTTGATTCTTTTGCAAAAGCATTAAACGGATTTTTAGATGGTAGAAGTGTAGATGATGTAAAAAAGGCAATTGCAGACGGTAGTATTAAGGGGAATTTGTTCAAATATCTCATTTGGGCAAACAACAAGTATGACTTGGTTGTGCCGACAGTGATTTCGGTGGCGAAATACGATGACGATGCGGACGCATTGAAAACAAACATCATAAACGCAATAGCCGAGCTTAAAAACGTTCCGGGTGATTACAGCATAAGACCTGACATTGTCAGCGTTCCTGATTATACAAAAGACTTAGACATTGCAAATCAATACCTTGCAACGATTAATATTCTAAAGGCAAGAGGTTTTATTGACCTTGACGCAACAGACGGAAGCGATGCGATAGCAAAGAGAAAACATTTTGGAAGCGAAAGGCTTACGCCTGTTTATACAAACCTTATTGACTGGAATACATTGACGGACAGTGAAGATGAGTATTCGGCAAATTTTGTTTTAAGCATATTTAGATGTGTGGTTGACGGGAGTGATACGACTACAAGTGTTGGTTGGAGCTATAGTTTAAGCAACAAAGTTTTACCGGTAAAACAGGCAAAAAACAAAGCTCAATTCATAATGGGGTTACCGGATGAAACGGATTTGCTTACAAACAATCAAATCACCTCTTTTATCGCATACAACGGCATAAGGGTTTGGAACTATCAGACAACAAGCCCGGATGCGCTTTTACAGGATGCAAGAAGAGTGAGAATATTCGACAAACTCTCAATGGCCGTATTGGATGCGATATTTCCATTTATCGACAGCGACAGAGGTGTTTATGCGGTAAAAGAAGCAAAAGATACGATAAGAGCTTTTAATGCGGATATGATAGGCAAAAGAGTGCTTATCGGTGCGGAAGTTTATCTTGATGAAGATTTGACAACGCCGACGGCAATTACAGAGGGTAAATTCTACTTTAAGGTAGAAGCACAGGAAAATCCGACACCGACTTTAATTTCGGTTGAATTTGACAGGATGGATAAATTCAGCCCAATCGTTTATAAAATAATCAATAGTTAAAGGAGCAGATTATGGGATTACCGGCAGCAAGCGTAAGTTATAACGCATTCGTAGAAGGAATTGGGTTTTTGGGAAAAGTTGAAGATTTTAAAGAGCCGACAGTTAAAACTCAAAAAGCCGAAACGCCTCAGGGGATTAAACAGGATATTAGAATCCTTGAGCCTCTTGAGGCTGAAATAAACCTGAATTCAATCAATAAGGTAGCATATACCGCTATGCAAAAGTTTGAAAAAGCAAAGTTTGTGGTTAAAGAAAGCGTTGTAGAAGACGGAAAAACGGTGTCAATTACGCATACGATGGTAGGAAGCTTTGACGTAGAGGAAAACTCTACAAAAGTTAAAGAAGCCAAAAAGAAAAATATTAAAATCTATCCAATCCAATACACAAAAGAAATTGACGGGACTGAAGTTATTTTTGCGGATTTGGAGAATGTGATTGCAAGGATTGACGGAAAAGACATCCTTGAAGATGTTAGAAATGCGATAATGTAAAGGAGAGTAAATGGATACAATAAAAGTAAAACTACCAAAACCTATTGAAATTGACGGGGAAAAAGTAACGGAGCTTGAATTTCGTGAGCCTCTTGGTGAAGATATGGAGGATTTTGTGGGTGAGATTGCAGCGGCCGGAGGCGATAAAAAAGCGATGGGGAAAGTTTTAACCGAACTTGCGGAAAAACTTATAGTTTCTCACCCGCTAAGTGCGGATGATTTTAGAAAAATGCCCGGAAAAAACTATATGGCTGTTGTAAATGCGCTTAGCGATTTTTTAGCGTAAAAGGGGTGAGTCTCATCCCTTTTGAAGATGTGGTCGTGATACTTACAACAAAACTGAATTTCAGTTATCAGGATATTATGAAAATGAGGGTTAAGAAAATTAAAGTCTATTTTTTAAAAGCCCTTGAAATAATGGAAGCAGAAGAAAAAGCAGCAAAAGAGCATACATAAAAGGAGTATCGGGAAGATGTAAAACAATCCCGATAACTCCAGCCATTACAATTGCAAACAATATGTAAATAAATGCAAAAAGAGTTTTTATCATTAAGCTCATTTAAAGCCTTTTTTAATTACATTATACCATAAAGGAAAGCCTTTGGAAAAACTTATGACGCTTGGTGTAGTTCTCAGTGCCGTTGATATGTTTTCTAAGCCTCTTTCTAAAATGAGCGAAAGCGTTTCAAAACTTACAGGAAAATTCAAAAACGTAAAGCTTGATAAGCTTACAAAAGATATAAGCGAAATTGATGAGAAAATCTCTAAACTTGAAAAAATTAAATTAAAACTTAACGATAAATTCCTTGATTTACAGGATAAAGTAAAAAAGGCAAATTATGCTTTAAAAGATGTTGAAAAAGAGTTAAAAAGCCTTGAAAAAGCTAAGCTTGTTTTAGAGAGAGACTTTAAAAAAGGCAAAATTTCAGCCGAGGATTTTGAAAAAGAGCTAAAAAATATAAACTCAAAAATTGAAACTCTTAATAAAAAGAAACTCTCAATCAATAAAGAATTACAAAAAACAAAAAGCGAGTTTGACAAAACAAAAAACGAAATTGATAGGACCGGCTCTTTAATTGATAAGTTAAATTCTAAAAAACTCTCACTTAAAAATAAACTGCTTCAGGCAAAAAATGCGGCTGAGGAAGTAAATGAAAGACTTAGAAAAATAGGAACTACCATAGCAAAAGTCTCTACCCTATCAGCCGTTGCAGGAAGAGCTGTCTTGTCTCCGCTTAAAGATATGGTTATAACTTATCAGGAAATTGAGAAAGCCCAGGGTGATATTGCTTCTCTTGGAATAGATGAAAAAGGAATTGCTAAAATCACAAAAGCCGCAAAAGAGATGGCTAACCAGTATGCCGGAATTACGGCTCCTGCATTTATTAAGGCAAGTTACGATATTAAAAGCGGTATTGCAAGTCTGAGCGATGAAGGCGTTGCAAAATATACAAAGCTTGCCGCAATGACGGCACAGGCTACAAAAAGCAGTGTTGAAGAGATGACAAAATTATTTGCTCTTGGGTATGGAATTTTTAAAAAAGCTAATGAGAGCGATTTTGATTTTGGGAAAAGATTCAGTGCAAATATTGCAATGGCCGTTAAAGCGTTTAGGACCGACGGTAGCGATTTAGTCCAAGGCATAAGCAATATCGGTGCGGTAGCTAAAAGTTTTGGAGTAACATTAAGTGAAGAGCTTGCAATTATCGGTAACGCAAAAGCGGCATTTAATTCAGCTGCAGAAGCCGGAACCGCATATAGGGCGTTTTTAGGAAGTGCGGTTAATGCTCAGGAAAAACTTGGGCTTGTTTTAACAGACAGCACCGGAAAGCTGTTACCTATGGTTGAAATAATCAAACGCATTAAAGCTAAATTTGGAGAAACTCTTGATGCAAATGAAATGAATCAACTCAAACAGGCGTTTGGAAGTGAAGAGGCGGTAAAAATTATTACCGCTTTATATCATAAGACAGACCAGCTTAAAAAGTCTCAGGAAGAACTTTCCCATGCAACAATGAAAAACGTTGAAGAGATGGCTAAAGCAAGAAACAGGGGGAAAGAATTTGAGTTATTGCAACAGAGAATTTCAAATCTTGCGGCAACGTTTGGTAAGTTTTTAGCTCCTGCCGTTAGCTGGGTTAGCGATAAAATCGGAAAACTTGCAATGTGGCTTGATAAAGTCGCAAATTCAAACAGCTTTGTTAAGTATATTTTTTATGCAGTAGCGGCGTTTGGAGCTTTAGCCGCAGTTCTAGGAACTGTCGGAATTGCATTAAGTGCTTTCATTACAGGGCTTAGTTTTGTAACGGGTGCTTTAAGCATTAAAGTAGCAATATTAAAAACGGCAGAGTTTGCAATAAAAGCATATTCTTTTGCTACAAAAGCGGCGGCATTTGCAACAAAACTTTTTAATTTAGCCCTTAGAATGAATCCGATAGGTCTTGTAATTACAGCAATTATGGCGTTGGTAGCCGGAGTGATTTATATGTATAAAAAATTTCAATGGTTTAGAGACGGCGTAAGTGCGCTTTGGGGATTTATAAAAGAAATTTTTAAATACTCACCTTTAGGTTTAATTATAAACAACTGGTCGGTGATAACTGACTTTTTTAGCTCATTATGGGAAAATGTAAAATCTTTTTTCAGTTCTGCTTGGGATGACATTAAAAGTATTTTAGAAAACGGCTGGGATTTTGTTAAAAAAGTTTTTTCATGGTCTCCTATCGGATTGATTGTAAATAACTGGGATAAAATAAAAGCGTTTTTTAGTAGTTTATGGGATGGAATAAAATTAATCTTTGCAAGCAGCATAGAAGCAATTAAAAGCTTTTTTGCTTCTCCAATAGATTTTATTCAAAATGTTTGGAACAGTATAATAGGATTTTTTAATAATTTTTGGGGTAATTTAAAATCCGGATTTGCAAAAGGAATAGAATTTATCGCAAATGTTTTTGTATCTCCTATAATTTTTATCAAAAAAGGCTGGGATAATATTCTTGGCTGGATAAGTAGCAAAATCAAATGGATTGCAAGCGTTGCCGGAAAAATAAAAAGTTTCTTTGGCTTTGGGGATGATAAGAAGGAATTAAACATCTCAAAAGAAGAAAAGAAAGAGATAAAAGTTCCTAAATTTAAAGTTCCACAAATAAACATCCCAAAAACACAAATACCAACCACTATACAACCAATAAGCGTAAAAGAAGCAATAAACAATCCACAAATTATAAACCAATCAACCAATAACCAATATACCAATAATCATTATATCCAACAGCCACAAATCACTAATAACCAACACACCAATACGCCAATACACCAATCAAATAACTACACAATAAACATTAACATTACCGGGGCAAATCCAAACGAAATTATCGACAAAATAAAAGTTATCTTGCCTCATTTAATCGAAGAGATTGAAGAAAACAGACGCGAAAGGGCTTTAAGCGATGTTATGTAAATTAGGGGATTTTGCATTTAGCGAAAAAGAAGTAAGCAATATTCAAGAAATTGAAAATTATCCTTTTGCAGAAATTAAAAGGGTTGCAAATAATCCTTACTATCAGGATACTCAAAAAGAAAACGCAGAGTTTGAAATAAAAGGCTGGTATCTTTTGAGAAGCAATAATGTTTTCGAAACTCTTAAACAGATTGCAAGAGAAAAAAAGCCTATTAGATTTACTACATTACAGGGCAGCATAAAAGTAGTAATAGTTTCAATCAGCATAGGACGCAAAAAGTTCATAAAAGGCGGAGCAATTAAGCAAGAATTTAGTATCAAACTCAAAAGGTATTATGAATGAGAGAATACAGGGCAAATCAAGGAGAGAGATTAGACCAGATTGTTTATAGAGAATACAAAACTTTAAATAATAATGTGCTAAATAAAGTCCTTGAAGCAAATCCGCATTTGCTTGATAAGTTAGTTTTAGATGCTTTTGGTATTGTGTATCTTCCTGAAATTACGATAGAACCAAGCGAGGAGAATAAGACGCTATGGTAAGCTTTAAAATAGTTGCAAACGATAAGGATGTAACGGAGACTATACAAAAGAACCTTATTTCTTTATCTCTTACGGATGAAATCGGTATAAGCGCAGATGAAGTGACAATTAAAGTAAGAAACGATTTTAAACGACCTAAATACGGAGATGAGCTAAAAGTTTGGATACAGGACAAATATTACGGGATTTATATCGTTCAAACCACTACAAAAACTCAATCAGATTTAACAATAAAAGCAACCGCTACAAACTTTACAAATTCGTTAAAGAAAAAGCATAATAGGAGTTTTGAAAATATAAAAGTATGCGAACTTATTGCAAAACTTGCAGCAGAAAACGGGCTTGAGCATAAATGCGATATTGATTTTACTTTTAAGCATTTAGCCCAAACGGATGAAAGTGATTTGAATTTATTAGTAAGACTTGCAAAACAACTAAACGCTCAGTTTAATATCAAAAACAATACGATTATCTTTATAAAAACTAAACAAGAGAATGAGAGCCTTCCAAAATTTACGATAGATATAAAAGAAGCAATAAACTATTCAATTAAGCATAACGCAAAAACTGTTTATAAATCCGTAAAAGCAATTTGGCACGATTCAAAAGAAAACAAGCAAAAAGAAGTAATTTACGGAAACGGAGAGCCGCAATATGTTTTGCAAGATAGCTTTAAAAATGAAGCAGAAGCCTACAAAACGGCAAAAAGTTATTATGAAATGCTAAACAAAGGAAGTGTTACAGGAAATATTTCTATTCCCGGTAAAGAAATAAGAGCTGGTGGGGTTTTGAAATTAAACGGCTTTGGTGAGGATGATGGGAATTATTCTATCAAAAGAGTTACGCATAATTTGGGTGGGAATGGGTATATGGTTAGAGTGGAATTTGAGAGTTAATAAATCCACTCTAAAGGATCATCTATTTGACCGTCTTTATTCAAATAATATTCTATATACTCAGGTTCTTTTTCTAATAAGTTTGAAAATCTTATATCATAGCATATTCTAGTAAGAGGACCAGTGTTTATCCTTTTATTATGATTAAATTCCAGCATTCTTTTTAATAAGAAAAGTATGGGGTAAGGTAAATTTTTAGGAAGTTTATTCCATTGTATTGATTCCTCACCCTTTAAATATTTTGATATTAATTCACTTATGCTTTTAGCATATATTGGATATGTTCCTGATAACAAATAAAAGAACATTACTCCTAGTGCCCATATGTCCTGAGCCATTCCAATAACTTTGTTTCTCCTAAGTAAATATTCTGGGGACCAAGAAGTAATTGAGCCTTTGGGTCTATATTTGTCTTCTTGTTTATTGTATTCATCTGGATTAATTAATTCTATTGACCAACTAGAACGATTTCCTAAATCTAAAATTCTTATGCTAGTATCAATTAAATTATTTCCTTGATATGTTTCTTTGTCAGCTAATATAATAATATTTCCAGGATGTAAATCTCTATGAACAAACCCATTAACATGAATTTCTGAGAGTGTTATAGCTATACGATGTATAATGTTTAAAGCATCTTTCCAATGGAGCGGGAATTTATTATAGTCTTTTTTTTCATTTATTAAATCTTTTAATGATTTGCCTTCAATATATTCCATTCCAAAAAAAAGAATAGGGAAATTTGTTGCTTTTTTTAAATGTATTTTTATTTTTGGAACAGCTTGAAATCCTTGCATATTTTTATTATTAATGAAATATTGAGCATAATATTCATTACAAAAAGCTGATAGTTCATCTGAATTTCTTGGGGCTATTAAAAACTTAACTATTATTTTTTCAGCTTTCTTATTTTTATAAATTGCAGTAGATGAAGCATTGCCTTTGTTTATGAACTTAACAAATTTATAATTATTAATTTCCTCTAACGATGCTTTTTTAATAAGTATTTGAAAATCTTTTTCGTTTGGAGTAATTTCTTTTATTTTTTTTTCTATTTCGTTTTTATTAATTAATAACTCAAGTGACATTATCTTCCTTTATTTTTAATTTAAAAAATTTTCCCACCATTCAAGCAATTTTCGTCTTTCATCTAAAAAATCCGAACGCATATAAGCTCTTGTAACTTTACTACCAACAGCGTGTGCAAGCTGTGTTTCTATAACTTCGCTGCTAAAGCCGTGTTCTTTTTGATGTTCATATGCAAATGTAGAAAAGCTTGCTCTCCAGCCATGCGCCCTATGATTATATCCTAAATTTTTAATAGCCTGATTGAGTGTATTTTCGCTCATCTTTCTTGCAAAGTTTATAGGAGAAGGGAAAACGTATATATTAATAGGTAAAGAAAATTTTTTCATTTCTTCTAAAATAGAGATTAAAGTATTAGTAAGAGGCAATCTATAAGGTTTTTTTGCTTTCATTGCTTCCGCTGGAATATTTATAACTTTTTTCTCCCAATCAATCCATTCCCATTTTAAATTTTGGATATTACCTGGTCTAAGTGCAGTAAGAGCTAAAAATTGCAAGGCATATTTAGAGATGCTCGGATAAGCAAGTATATCTTTATATAGTTTTCTAAGCTCTTCTAAATTCATAATAGCGTCAAAATGTTTGACTTCTTCCTGTTTAGGCATAAGGTTGTTAATATCAATTTTAGCAACTATATCTATATCAACGTAATCGTTATGAAGTGCAAATTGATAAATTTGCTTTAATATAATGTATATACGTTTTGTTACTTCTGCTTTGTTAGATTTTTTTGTCGTAGGTGTTACAATATTTCTCACATTTTTTATTACATTTACTATTTCGCCTTTTTTTATCAAATCAATAGGTCTATCTTTTAGAAAAGGCAGTATATATATTTCAAGCCTTCTAAGCTGTTTTTGATAATATTTTTCACTCCATTCGCTTTTTTTTAACTCTAAAAATTCATCTACAACGTTCTGGAAGAGCTTTTTGTTTGATAGTTCTTGTTTAATTTGTTTTTCTTTCCTGTCTTGGACCGGATCTATTCCTTGCAAAACTTTATTTTTAACTTCTTGTGCTATACCCCTTGCTTGTGTTAGGGGTATGATGGGGTATTCTCCTATTGTGTAAGTTTTTTCTTTATTATTAAATCTATATTTTACTCTCCAGGTTTTTTTGCCGTTAGGTTTTATTTCTAAATAAAGCCCATTGCCGTCGAATAGCTTATATAACTTTTCTTTAGGTTTCGCTCTTTTGATTTTTAACTCAGTTAAAGGGGCTACCATTCTCGCCATAACTACGCCTTTTAAGCACTTTTTTACTCATACCCCTATAGTTTTTTAGGGTATG